GTCGTACACCTGGACCGGCTCGAGATACTCCTTGGCGAGGTTGCCGAAGGCGTCCTTCGCGCCCCAGTCGCGCAGCCTGACGGAGACCGTCTCGCCCGCGATCACATCCACCACCCCGCATGGACGTTCGCCGGGATGCTGCCCATGAAGCCCGCGCCGATGCCGAGCGCCTTCTTCTCGGTGGCCGAGAGGTAGAGGTCGCCGCTGGGATTGGAATAAGTCCAGCTCTGCGAGTAGACGTCCGCGCTCATGCTGCCCTGTGTGATGCCGACCGCGCCGCTGTCCGAAGGCGTCATCGCGCGTTTGACCATCGCGCAGACGACGTACTTGAGCAGCGCGGCCTGCGCGTCGTCCTCCGGGTCGACCTGGACCTGCGAGGAGACGAGCGCGGAGGCGTCGTCCAAGAGAGCCTCCGCGACCTCCTCCTGCTCCTCGGTCAGCGGCTTCCAGCGGGCCTCGAGGTCTTCCACTGTGGCGAAGGCCATGAGACCACCGCCTCTCTATTCCTTGGGCTTGCTGCGGCTGGTCCGCTTGGGCTTGGGTGGCTCTGCCTTCTCAGGCTCGGCCTTCTCCGGACTGGTGATGGGGACGAAGCCCGCCGCCAGGAATCGCTCGACGGCAGGCTCCGCGACGTCCACCGCGCAGCCGGTGGCCTTGCAGACCATCAGCATGCGCGCCTCCCCTAGTCGGTCAGCTTGACGGCGGCGGCGGCGTCCTTGAGGCCGAATCCCAGCTCGCACTCGACCTTCAAGGCGAACATGTTGCGCTGCCACAGGTTGACCTGGCTCGTGCCGTCGTTGACGGTGGCCTCCTCGGAGATGGAGACCGTGATGCCGGGATTGACCATGCCCCAGCGCATCTGCGACCAGTCGGCGACGTACCCGACCTGGTTCGGCGTGCCTGCGGCGTAGGCGTGGCTGCTCTTGACGACCTCGGCCCCGAGGATGCGCCCGATGGCGCGGTCGTCGGCCACGGAGTTGATGAGGAGCGGGCGACCGGTGTTGTCGACGGCCATGAGGAGCTGTGCGATGGCCTGGGGCGAGAGCACCCAGCCGGAAGGCTCGTACCCTGCGGTCGCCAGCGCGCTGTAGGCGGTGACGAGCTGGTCGTACACGGTCGCGGGAGCGGTCGGCGTCAGGGAGACGGCGGTGCTGCCGCCCAGGACGTCGAAGTTGCTGCCGGGAGCGGTGGCCCCGAAGACGGTCTCGTCGAACTTCTTGCTGATGGCGGCGGGCAGGCGGCGGGCCAGCTCGTCGTACACGCGCTCCATGTCGCGGCGGAATTCCATGCTGAAAAGCTCGATGACCGCGAGCTTGTGGGCGGTCATGTACTTGTTGTCCAGCGTCGCGTTGCTGACGTTCTTCTCGGTGCTCTCCGCGACCCAGGCGGCGGTGGCGTCGCCCGTGATCATCGGGACGGCCAGGCCGTTGCCGGGAAGCTCGATGCGGGGGACCATCCGCATGACTGCGGACTCCTCCTGCGCCTTGGCCCAGACCTCGTCGGCGAGGTCGACGGGCAGCACGACGCCGCTGGTTCCCCTGTTGATGTCGATTGCGGTGGTGGAAAAAGCCATCTCGTCCTCCTTGTTAGCTTTGATTTACTTCGTGAAGAGGGAGGCGAAGACGTCGCGGTTCGCCAGCTTGGCCGCGCCGCTCGAGACCAGCCTGCGCTCCGGAGCCTTGACGCCCGCGTGCGGCGGCTGCTGCTCGGGAGCCGCGTGGTACTCGGCCCAGAGCCTCCCGAATGCCTCCATCTGCTCCCGGTCGGAGCAGAAGGCCAGGAAGTCGGCAGGCACGCCGCTCGAGGCGGACACGCTGACGACCGCCTCCGCGTGCTCCTTGGCCCTGGTCGCCTCGGCGAGCCTCGCCTCGGCGTCCTCCGCCCGCGCGGTCTCAGCGTCCTTGGAGCCGAGCAGCTCCTTGGCGCGGCTCTCCCACTTGCGGGCCTCGGCCTTCCAGTCGGTCTCGTGGCGCTCCGGCGTCGGCTCCTTTGCCTCCGCCTCCTGCGCCTCGACTTCCTTGACGTCCTTGACGTCCTCCATGCGTCCCTCCGTCCTCTCGCCCATGCGGGCGTATCTCGGCCATGCGGCCCTTTTTCCGGCCCGCCTGCGCCATGCGGCCTCGGCTTGACCACGTGCAAGTCCGGGCATCGCCATGCGGCCTGGCCCGGATACGAAAAGAGGCCCTCTCGGGCCTCGGTTCGACTGACTAAATCGACGCTTCCTCTGCGCCCGCCTCGAGCGCCTGCCTGCCCTTGGCGCGGCTCGCGCCCTCCTCGAGCTGCTGGATGATCTTGGCGCGCTCCTCCTCGACGGACGTCCCCCTGCGCTCCGCGCGGCTCTGGGCGGTCGCCGTGACCGACGCCTCCCACCTGCGCGCGACCGCGCGCGGCACGTACCCCTCGACGGTCGACCCTTTGAAGCTGGGGACGACGCGGCAGTCGCAGTCGGCGTGGTAGTGATTCAAGAAGCCAGCCGCGCCCGCCGAGCGGTACACGAAGCCGCGCCCCGCCAGCATGAGGCAGAACTGACATGTGTCGGAGCCGGACGGCACACGGGCAAACAGCGGCTTGCGCTTGTCGCGCGCGCCGTTGAGGAAGACGCACTCCCCAGCCGCGCGCTTCGTCTCGTATCCCAGCCGCGTCAGCAGCTTGGGGACGATGGTCTCGGGCGTCGCGTCCTTCCCCGCGAAGAAGGAGTAGACCGCGTCCTCCGTGGCCTCCGGGACGCGCCCCGAGGCGACGAGCGCCTCATACGTCCCGCCGACCTCGAGCGCCCGGACGTCCTCGTAGAAGCGCGCCGCCAGGAGCGCGGCGGAGTCCGTCGCCGCCGCGCAGTAGACGTTCATGATCTCGAGGACCCTGCGCCGCGCGGCCTCCATGTCGGACCAATCGACCTTGGCCAGCTCGTCGGCGAGACGCTGCCTCATGCCGTCGCTGACCAGGTCCAGCTGGCGCGTGTACTCGTCAATCGCGGCCCTAGGCAAGACCGCCATCGACTGCCTCCCTCATGAGCGAGTCGAGCACGGCGGAGCCGGTGGCCTTCGCCATGTCCGACTTCACGCGGCGGCGCAAGTCCTCGGAAAAGCCGACCTGCTCGAAGAAGGTATCGGTCCCCGCGAATGACGGCACGACGCTTGCTATCTTGACCATCGCGTCCGCCTGGCTCACGATGGAAGGCATCGCCGGGTTGCGCATCGAGACGCCGAAGTCGCGCTCCTCGTCGGGCAGCGAGTCAACCGGGACGTCCTCGTCTATCGCCAGCGCCATGAGCGCCGCGTCCTTGAGAGCGACGCGCGCGGAGTCGTTAAGCTCCTCCGCCTCGATGATGAGAGGCTCGCTGGCCGCGTAGAGCGCCTCGGCGCTCGAGGGATTTGAGTCGGCGGACACGCCGAGCTGCGCGAGCGGGATGTTCGTCTCGGCGGCGAAGCGCGAGGCTAGGAGGCGCATGTAGTCCACGGTCTGCTGCATCGACGCCTGGGTCAGCTGCCCGAAGATGGGCGTGCCGTTGTCCGAATCGTTGGAGACGGCGAAGATGGAGCCGATGTAAGCCTCCCAGCGCGTGCGCTCCTCGAAGGGGTTCTTGTCCGCGTTGAGCAGGTACTTCTGCGGGCTGACCGCGAACTGGTAGGAAATGTCGCCGCCAAGTGCGACGCGGACCGCCGAGTCCGTGAGGCTCATGACGCTGCGGCTGATGCGCGAGACGCCGAATGGCCTGCGGAGCGTGGGCTTGTACGCGAAGACCGTCATCGGCGTCCGCCCCAGGGAGTGAGGCTCCTCCTCCCAGTAGACGGAGTCGCCGTCTATCTCGACGTGCACGACGCTGTCGTCCGTGAGGATGTCCGCGCGGCGTATGTCCAGCCCGTCCGCCTCGTCTATCAGGATGCCGTAGGCGATTCTGCCCGTCGCGTCGTCCCAGACTGCGGCGGCGTGCTCGGCGTCGTAGATGTCGACGCGCGACTGCCCGGAGGAGTCGCGGCGCACGACCGCGAAGCAGCACGAATGGATAAGCTCGCCCTGCACTGCCTGGCGGTACTTGATGGGGATGAGCGACCGCTCGGATATGGCGTCGAGCCGCGACTGGAGGTCCGTGGTCGACGCGACGAAGCCGTCGAAGCGGGAGCGGACCGCCAGCGCGTCGACCGCCTTCTGCGGCCAGCCGACGACCGTCTCGACGTCCAAAAGCTGCGGAGGCGTCGAGATGCCGAAGTCCTTCAATTTATTCTTGCCGTCGTAGTAGCGGTACCTGAGCCGGTTCCTGACCAGCTTGGAGGCCCAGAGCCTCGAAAGCTCGACCAGAGCGCCGCCCCACTCGCCCGGGACGTCCGGGAGGAGTCGGCCCGGCTCGACCGTGTAGAGCGTGTGCCACACGCTCTCCGGCTGCTTGGAGTCCATTTCCATCACCACACCCTCGCCTTCCGTCTCGGGTCTCTCTTCGTCGTCTTGGCGGCGTAGAGCGCCAGCGCGCACGCCTCGACCACCTCGGGGGACTCGGCCCCCCCGAAGCCGAAGCCCGCGCCTATCTTTCGCTTGACCACCGAGGTGACCGCCTTCTTGAGCGCTGCGTCTTCGAGATGCTCGAGCCTTCCCTCGTTGATG